TTATGGGAAAGAAATGCATTTAGATATTTAGATAAAGCTTCATGGGTTAAGTGGTGGCAATCTGAAGAGACCATTATACCATATATATGTTCAACCGACCGCAAGATGCATCGCTATTTTGTTGACCTTACCATAAGAACAAACACCGGCCGTACTCTCCTGGTTGAAATAAAACCAAGTGCACAAACCAAACCACCTAAAAGAAAACAATTAAGTGAAGCATTGACCTATATGAAGAACACTTCTAAGTGGAAGTATGCTAGGAAGTACTGTGATGAACATGGTTATGACTTCCAAATATGGACAGAAAAAGAGCTTGAGGCTATGGGTATACGTACAATGACCTTAGGATTTAAAGCTAGCAAAACAAAGACCGGTCGAAGAATATGGAAAACCCTTAAGAAAAGAGTATAAATATAGGTATGGATAACAAGGAAGATGAAGGTAAACTTGAGCTCTCAATACGCATATTGGGTAATGAGATAATAGGTTTTCAAATGTTAGTAAATGATTTTAAAATGAAATGGATGTTAATAGGTTTAATGGGTATTGGAATCATTGCATATATAATGGTTACCTTTGGTCCGCAATTAATGGAGACGTTTAGTGGCTAGTTTATTTGATACATTAGAGGCAGAAGCATTTCGTAAAGGATTACAAGCGCGTTCACAAGAAGCTGCAAGATGGTTTCAAAGAAAAGCTAAAGAGCTTGGACCATTAGGTAAGGCGGTACTTAAAGATGCGAGATTACAAACAGTTGGTAAACCAGTACCAGGTGATATGATAATGTATACATATAACCCAAAGCTTAGACAACAGCTTCCATACTATGACACCTTCCCTTTAACTATTGTGGTTGGACCAGCTAAAGATGGTTTTTATGGTATTAACTTGCATTACTTACCACCAACAGTAAGAGCTATATTTTTGGACCATTTAAGTGACGTTGCATCTAATAAATACTTTAATAAAACAACTAAATTTAGAATAACTTATAACTTATTAAAAGCCACAAAAAATTATAAATACTTTAAACCTTGTTTTAAACATTATTTAACAAAGCATGTATCTTCTAATATATCAAAAGTAAATGCTTCAGAATGGCATATAGCAATATTTTTAGAGACAGCTGCATTTAGGAAAAAATCAACCAGGTTTGTTTGGGCACAGTCAAGGAGACAATATTAATGGCATTACCGGTCAGTATAGATTCAATTAAGTCAACGATTAATCGTCGTGGTGGTGTGGCACGTGGTAATAGATTTGCTGTATATGTTTCACATCCATCAAAAGGTATGAATAGCTTATTAAAGTTTGACCCAGCCACCATGTTAAGTAATATGATATCCGGTGATGGATTAAACATAGGAGATTTTATTTCTGACCCAAGAGATTTATTTTTACTATGCAATAGTTGTTCAATTCCAGGTAAGAGAATATCTACAACAGAAGCCGACCATAATCATCACTTAACAAAGAAACCATATTCAGCCGCAACAGATGAAGTATCTATGTCATTCACATTAACAAATGATTATTATATTAAAAAGTATTTTGATTTGTGGCAAGAGATGATTATAGATACTTCCCATAACCATTATAAAACGGCTTATAAAAGAGATTATAGCAAAGATGTAATTATACAACAGCTATCTACATCTAATCATATGATTCCTGGATATTCAGTTAAATTATTAAATGCATATCCTATACAGGTTGGAGCAGTTGAATTAAATAATGAATCTGATGGTTTAATGGAAGTAAGCATCACATGGGAATATGATAATTTTGTGAGTGTTGGATTAATGGATGGATTTGAAAATATTGTAGGAACATTATTAGATTCATTAAATGCAACTAAAACACAAATGGCCGTAGCCGAATCAACTAAGAAAACAGAAAAGGCCATGGTACAAAAATTAAATATAAACAAAATAGACCAAAGCCTTAGACAACCAATAGCTGGTGGTCTTTAAGATAAAATAATTTTATAATAATGGAGAGAGATTGATATGTTGCCAAGAATAGCAACCCCAAAGTATGATATGATTGTACCCTCAACAGGGGAAAGTATAACATACAGACCATACGTGGTCAAAGAAGAGAAGATATTGTTAATAGCATTAGAATCTCAAGATGAAACACAAATTGAAAAAGCAGTAACAGATATGCTTAAAGCTTGTGTTGAATCTAAAATTGATATGAAAAAATTAACAATTTTTGATATTGAATTTATGTTTATAACCCTACGAAGTAAATCAGTAGGTGAAGGTGTTAAAATAAATCCACCTTGTGAACATTGTGAAGAACGTAGTGAAGTTAAGGTTAATTTAGAAGAAGTAAAAGTAGCAAACCTTGAAGATGCGATTGATATGCATGTTGAAATAACAGATGATATAAGTCTTGATTTAAGATGGCATACACTAAGTGATAGGTTAAGTGATGCAGAAAGAAAGACCCAGACTGATGCTGTTATTAATATGGCGGCACGTTCTATTGAAACAATTTATAGTGGTGAAGAAACATATTCTACTAAAGATGTTACAAAAAGGGAAGTGGTTGAATTTGTTGAAAATTTAAATGCAGACCAGTTTGCTAAACTTATAGAAATATTAAGTAAAGCACCAAGATTAAGTTATAATTTAGAATATGATTGTAATGAATGTGGTAAACATAATAAAATGGAATTAAGTGGATTAATTGATTTTTTTCAATAGCCCTTTCCCATAATAGTTTATCAAATTATTATAATACAAATTTTTTATTAATAAAAGAACATAGTTTTAAGTTACAGGAATTAGAAGATATGTTACCGTGGGAAAGGGATATATACACTATCCTTGTGAAGGAACATGTCGAGGAACAAAATGAAAGGATAAAGAAACAAAATGGCTAAAGACGAAGCAACATTATTAAGTGAAATTGTAGGTCTGTTAAGAAAGCAGAATCAGCTTAGTACGCGTGATAGACTAAGAGAAGCTGAAGAAGCTAAACGTCAAGAGAAATTAACCGCTTCAACAGAGGCTGGCATTTCTATGTCTGAGGAAATACAACTCCAAGGTGTTGCATTTATGGATAGGTTTGTTGCTGGTCAAGCTAAAACCGCTATGGATAGATTGACTGGAGACCAAGCTCGCGAGTCGCGACAAATAGAAGGCAACACCTTGCTTGGAAATTTATGGGTGAGACTCGGTACTGAGTTCCATGAATTAAAGGAGGCACAAAAGGAAAGTTTTTTTGGGAATTTAGAAGGGTTAGGTGAGATAGCAGACATATCTCGAATACATTTACCAAATATAGACAAATGGACAAGTCTAATAAAAGCAAATTCTGATGTATTAGTTTGGGATGGAAAAGATATTAAACATGGAATACAAGCATTAGCTGGTGAAATTGGAAGTCATTCACTTAATGTTTATGATGCAGAGGCTGATGCAGATGCAGATGCTGAGCAAGCTAGATGGAAAAAAGAAGACAAGCAAAGAGCAGATGACCTCCGTACAGCCGAAGAAGTACGAAGGGAAGCAAAGAAAAATTTAGTAGACAAAAATAATACCCTTATTGCTCCAGGTTCAATGAAAAATATACCAGCCACTTCTGGTGGTTTATGGAAATCATTAAGAGGTTTACCACTTATGCTTATTGGGTGGGCAATAGGTGGTGGTGTTCTTGCAATTAAAGATTTTATTACAGGTTGGAAAGAAGATGGATTTGCTGGTGCAGTAGGTAAAATGCTAGGTGGTTCTGGTGAAGGATTATGGAATTCAATTAAACAAGCATTTAAAGTGGGTGGCCTTGGAGCTATGATTGGTGGTGCAATAGGATTTTTGTTTGGTGGCATTGGTGCTATTCCTGGTGCAATTATAGGTGGTTTAATTGGAATGGCTTTAGGCGCAATTTTTGGATATATTGGTGGTGATAAAATTACAGCTAAATTGAAAGAAGCTGGAGCAGGTGTTGCTGAGTTATGGGGTAAGGGAGTAGGCTTTATAATGTATCATTTAAGAAGAATTGGTGAATGGTTTTATAGTCCTGGTCAGCCAGCAAATCCACGTGTTTCAGGAAAGACAGAAATCTTTGGTGGATTTATATCATGGGACCCTGGTAATTTTTCACTTAAAGCTATGTGGGATTCGGCTATAGCATCAATATGGGGAATGGTAACTGAGGTTGGTGAATGGTTTTGGAAAGATGGAAAAGCTTTTGGTGGTAATATTACAATACCAACTTGGGACGAGATTTTTGCTGATTTTAAAGAATCAATGGCTAATATGTGGGATACGATTGCAAATATTCCTAGTCATATAAAACGTGGATTAATATCTATATTGCCAGATTGGATGTTAAAAGGATTAGGTTGGATTGAAGATGCACCGGTAGGTCCAGGAAGTTTATCACATTTAAAAGGGGAAGAAAAAGCTGAAATTTTATTTGCTAAAGATTCAAAATCAATAGACCCCTGGTTTGGTGATTCAAGAGAAGCTTTTCTACAATTAGTTAATAGTGGCCACTATGGTGCTACCAATGCTGGCCAAATAGATGGTAATTTAGTTGCTAAGATGACTAATTTCGATCCAGAAACAGGTGAATGGATAGGACCAGGGTCTAATTATAGCGCATTAAAGATGGCCGAAGAAAAAAGAAAATTTGCTGCTTTAGGTGGTGGCCAACAAAAT